CAGGAGGAACTTAAAATGGCTGTACCAACAAGACTAGCACCGCAATTTCCATTGCAGATAAATGAAGAAACAGGGGCATATACCGAGCTAGCCCTTACAGACTTAACAAAAGTCGTAGACCAGAACCTTAAAATGGTTCTCTTGACATCACCCGGAGAAAGAATCATGTTTCCAAACTTTGGTGTTGGAATGAGAAAATATCTTTTTGAGAATGAGACAACAATCGATAGAGGGTTTGGTAACCTCCCTCCTCTCCGTGAGAACATCTTATCTCAAGTTCGCACATATGTGCCTTATATAACAATACAAGAGTTGGAGATTGGTGGTTCTCAATTTGACAATGTGCTGAATGTTAAGATCCGCTATTCCGTTGATAACTCAAGCACCTCAGCAGTATTTAACTTGACAGTCAGTGAAGTTAACAACAACTCACTTTAAATTCACGAGCAAAACTACTTATTGTAGTTAAGAGGGTTGTGCATGCCAAAAAATAAGAACATAGCAGTTAAATACACAAGCAGAGACTTTGAAAGCATCAAGCAAGACTTGGTTGAATACGCAAAGAGATACTATCCAGATGGTTATAGAGACTTCTCTGCCGCTTCTTTCGGGTCTCTTGTGTTAGACACCGTAGCATATACAGGTGACATTTTATCATATTATCTAGACTATCATGTCAATGAAAGCTTCCTAGATACTTCACTTGAATTTGATAATATAAGAAAGCATGCGAGAGCATTGGGATACAAGTTTGCTGGAACCCCATCGTCATTTGGTACTGTTTCCCTGTTCATCTTATGCCCTGCTAATACTGATGGTACGGCACCTGATCAAACTTATCTTCCAATTTTAAAAGCTGGAACTTCGTTCTCAACATCAGAAGGAGGCAACTTCATACTATCGGAGGATGTGGATTTTGCAGATGCATCGTCGGATATCGTTGCGGCTAGATTCGACTCTTCAACTGGAGCGACAACTTATTTTGCTGTCCGTAACTTCGGTCAAGTTCAATCTGGCGTACTGAACATTGCAACCGTTGACCTTCTGAATTCTGCTTTTGAGCGTTTCAAGAAAGTTCGTGTTGGGGCATCAAATATATCTCAAATCATTTCTGTATATGACACCGAAGGCAACCGATACTATGAAGTTGATAACCTTTCTCAAGAAGTAGTATTCGTTGAGACCACAAATCAAAATGCTTCTGTTGATGGTGTTCGCTCTATTCTCAAGCCATTTGCGACCACAAGAAGGTTCACCGTTGAACAAGATGATACCGGAACGTACTTGCAATTTGGTTTTGGTTCTGAAGATGAAGATGACGGTGGTATCACAGACCCATCTAGAGTAGCTCTTAAGATGCAAGGCAAAGATCACGTCAGTTCTAAGTCTTTCGACCCAACAAAGCTTTTGTCGACCAATAAGCTCGGTATAGCACCATCAAACACTCAGTTGTCAATTGTATATCGCTCAAACTCTCCACAGAGCACGAACGTAGCAGCTAACAGTATCTCAAACGTTGGTACAAATACGTTTATATTTGATGATATCACAGTTCTCACAAACTCACAAAGACTATTTGTTGAGAGTTCGTTGGAGGTTAACAATGATGACCCAATAACCTCAATCAATGTCGATATTTCAACCGAAGAACTTAAGCAGAGAGCAAAGTCTCATTACGCTACACAGAATAGAGCGGTCACAAAACAAGACTACGAGTCACTGGTATACAATATGCCTCCTCAATATGGTGCAGTTTCAAGAGCTAATATCATCAATGACCCTTCATCGACAAACAGAAAGTTGTCACTTTATGTAATTTCTCAAAATAATAACGGCATTTTGGAGATGACCAATTCAACAACCAAGAACAATATCAAAAACTGGCTCAACCAATACAAAGCGATGAACGATCAGATTGAGATATATGATCCTAAGATAGTTAACTTTCGCATTGAGTTCACCGTAATGGTTGATAAGCGTTTCTCACAAGACTCAGTTCTCAGAGAATGTATTAATGAGGTTAAAAGCTTATACGCTGATAAGATGTACATCGGAGAACCACTTTACGTGACAAGAGTTTATGAGATTTTAAACAGAGTAGACGGCGTTGTTGATGTACGCAAGGTGAAAGTATACAACAAAACAGGTGGTGCATACTCAAGCGTTAATTTAGATATGGATAAGATCCTCTCTAAAGACGGAACATTCTTCCATACACCAGACAATACAATCTTGGAACTCAGGTTCCCAGACGAAGACATCAAAGGGATAGCAAAGTAATGGCAATTAAAAGATATTTCGCAAACGCGGACAACACAATAACAAATGCTTTTAAAGAAGACCTCAATACCAGAGGCACAGGTTCTAATATGGGACAAGCAGATATTCTAGAAGTGTTCTCAATTTATGCACAGCAAAGTTCAACTTCGACAGAACTTGCCCGTATCCTGCTTAAGTTTCCAGTTGATGATATTCAAACAGATATTGACAACGGAGTTATTCCAAGCACAGGTGTAACATATCACCTCAAGATGTTCAATGCTCGTCACCCATGGACTCTTCCAAAAAACTACGACCTTGAAATTCTCGCTGTATCTGCGTCTTGGGAAGAAGGAAATGGTCTTGATATGGAAAACTATTCTGATGAGACATATGGCGGTATTGGTTCAAACTGGGTTAACGCCGGATCAGGTGCCGCTTGGGATGAACAAGGTGGAGACTATCACGCTTCTCCATTTTTTCTCGCTTCAATTGATAAAGGCGATGAAGATGTTGATGTCAACGTTACAAGTCTTGTAGAAGAATGGTTGGATACTACAAAAGAAAACCATGGTTTTGGTATCAAGCTTTCATCCTCATATGAAGCCTCCTCGTCAGCAAATCCTTCTGGTGCTGAGATATCATACTATACAAAGAAGTTCTTTGCTCGTTCTTCTGAACATTTCTTCGATAGACCTGTATTAGAAGCACGTTGGGACTCAACAAGACGAGACAACCGTGGTAATTTCTATTTTAGCTCATCACTAGCTCCTGCTGCTGAGAACCTAAATACGCTTTACATGTATAACTACATTAGGGGAAAACTTCGCGATATTGCTGGAAGTTCCGCCGCTAGACCCGTTCTAAACCTTTACAAGTCTTCTGGGTCTGCCCCTGAAGGTGACGCGCTTTATTTCCGTGATAGTTCCAACAATGCGGTAAATTTCCTTTCTGCATCACGAGAAGACACTGGTGTTTACAAAGCAACCTTTTCTGTAACAGGTGGAGTTGTTGATACAACCTATCCATACCTTGTTGATGTTTGGACAATGTCTGGAAGTGAACTCCACACGGGTTCGGTTATCGTTCCTAACGACCATAGTTTCTCAAACTATAACCCGAACACCAAGTATGTTGTTAACGTCAAGAACCTCAAGCCGAAATATACAAGAGGTCAAACCGAGCGTTTCCGACTTTATGTTAGAGAAAAAAATTGGTCTCCGAACATTTATACTGTTGCAAAGTCAACACCGGAGAATACATTGATAGAAAGTGCATCGTACCAAATCACGAGAGCACAAGACAAGAAGATAGTGATACCATACGGAACTGGCTCAACTGCTGAGACCATGCTTTCATATGACTCTGATGGAAACTACTTTGATTTAGATATGGACTTATTAGAGGCTGGATATACTTACGAGTTGAAGTTGTCTTTCTACGAAGACTCACTATCGTCATACAGAGAACAGCCCTATACATTTAAAATCAGAGTAGAACAAGATGAGTATTAAAAGTTTATTTAACAACAAAACAAAAACAGTTGAGAATGCTTCAAGCGGAAGTACAGATGTAGAGTCAAAAGACTTCGTTCTTTCAACAACACAACGAAATGAAACGTTCCAACCGTTCATTGACTTCGCTTCAGCATCCAACTTTGCAAAGTTTGGTTCAGCCGAAGAATATTACAAGAACGCTATTGAAAGGATTCACAATGAATATCCATATGATGGTTCTGAGAATGAGAAACTTCAATTCGAACTCTCATCATCTTATCTTGACAAGTACGTATTAGATAACCGATACCCAAAGACAAACGGTTACATCAATCTATCATACGGTGGATGGGGAACTCAACAGTCTGAAGCTGACGGTTATGGTTTGTCTGATAACAATGAATACATCTTCATGAGAGGCGGTATTCACGTTCCTGATGAGAACACAAATGCTGAATTAAGAAAGTGGTTTGATAAGTCTGTTGTATATGATGAAGAAAAGAATAGAGTATCAAGTCTCAAGATGGACTTAGCTCAAGGTATTACAACAGAGTTCTGGCTCAAGAAAGATGCGTTTGATCTTGCAAAGACCGAGAAAGAAGTTATCCTTGATATGTGGAACGGTGAAGCATCATCTTCTTCTGACTATGGTCGTTTTACTCTTGCTCTATCCGGTACTGCAAATGGTGAAGATACTTTCATCGTGACACTGCAATCTGGAACTGACGGATTCTACGAACAATCTATCGGAACAGCTACGGTCACAACTTCATCATTATCTGATTGGCATCATTATGCTCTAAGCTTTGTTTCTGCTTCTTCGACTATCACAGGACGCTTGTATGTTGACGGAGAACTTAACGAGAGTAAATCTCTTGGGTCAACAGGTATTAACGAGATTGGTGGTCTTATCAATGGCTACATCGGCGCTCTTCAAACTTCACCATCTGGTTCATCAGCTGTTCAATACGCTGGTAAACTAAGTGCAAGTATTGATGACTTCCGTTATTGGAAGACCCGAAGAACCTCAAGACAAATTTATAACAACTGGTATCGTCATGTTGGCGGTGGTACAAACACAGATGACGCAAATGTATATCTCGGTGTATATTACAAGTTCAACGAAGGCGTTGTTGGCACCACTTCTATAGACTCTACCGTACTAGACTATTCAGGTCGCCTCGTAAATGGCTCATGGACTGGATATTCTTCCGGTGCTCGCTCAACTGACTCTGCTTTTGTTGAATCTGGTTTATTGACTTCTGAGCCTAAAGACCCGATCATCTATAGCTCTCATGATGATGTTGTGGCTCTTAAAGAAGAGCTAATGGCATCTGGTAGTGCTCATGACCTTGAAAACCCTGCTCTGTTATACAACAAAGTTCCACAATGGATTAGAGACGAAGATGAGGCAAGCGACTTTACAACAAAGAAGCTATATCAAATCATCGCTAGCTACTTCGACACACTTCACGTTCAAATTGGGGCCTTGCCTCATCTCAAGAATAAAGTATATCCTGAATCAAGCTATAAACCCTTACCATTCGCTGATCGTTTGCTTGAAGACAAAGGTCTTATCGTAGCAAATCTTTTTGCTGACTCTGACGTTTTGGAAGCCTTTGGTGACCGAGACCTCAATAAAGTTCAGTTTGAGAAGAAAGTAACTGACATTAAGAACCAAATCTATACAAATATCTACAATAACCTTGAAGATATCTACAAACATAAAGGAACTGAAGGTGCTATTCGTAACATGCTTCGTTGCTTTGGTATAGATGATGAACTGGTAAAGCTTAATGTGTACACAGACGAAGGAACTCACTACTTCTCAGATGCTTTCAAGCATACTAGCCTCAACAAGAAGTATATTGACTTTAATAAAAAAGAGAATCTTGGCGGCTCTATCTTTCAAACAAGCTCTGTTAATCACTCGTTGACGTATACTTCAGGCTCCGGAGATGAAAAACTTGAACAATACAATGCTATGTCAAGTGAAGT